TTGTTACATCCTTGGCTCATATTACCTCATTGTATACCAAGAAACTCTTTCGACTTCTTGTTTTAATTCTTCTTGAAAAGAAGTATTTAATTTATCTTTTAACGTTCTCAATGACTGAGATATTTGTCTTTGGTTTTCCTCAGTATATGTTGGTGTTGGTTCTGGTATATTAATATCTACTTTAGCCATTATCCCCTCATACCATCCGGTTGTATATCTGCTCTAAACGTTCCAAATCTCCAATTTTCATCTGTGGATGTATTTGCAATTCTTAAACTAGCAAACCGTGATCTTGCACGTGTATCTACCTTATCGGTAGAGCTTGTTATTGTAAATGGACCCAGTGGTGAAGATGCTGCAGTATCCGTTGGATAGTCTCTTAATCTAATTGTAACTTCAGCATTACCTGTTAATAATTTAAAATCGGGTACAAATCTTCTCATAGACATAAACATTTGACCATCACCTTCTATTGCTAAATCAAAATCTCCTGATTGAATGAACGCAGGTATTGCGGTTTTGTTACCTGCGGAGTCTACTTCATTATTGCCAACTTCATGTTCATAATAAGTTGAGGCACCATTTATATTTGTTACTCCTTGTATAGTTGGAAATGTAGGAGTTCCTGTTGAATTAAATTGAGTTGCATATGGATTATCAAATAATGTTGCATCATGCCAAGATGTTCTTGATAAAGATCCAGTTGTCCATGTACGTTCTGTATAATTGTATGTTACAACTCTATCTGGTTCTACTGATCCATCTTTTGGATAAAACCAACTAATCTCTTCATATAAATGATTTAAACCAACATATACTTGCTCACCTGCATTATAATTAATTCCAAGATTGTCACCTTTATTAGTAAATACAAAATCTTCTACCAAACATGGTACTGATTTAACTGTACCATCAAATACAAAAAATCCTCCTGCTTGACCCATCCACCAGACAGCTCCGTTAACATATTTCATAGCGTGTTGTCCGATCGCACCACAATTACTTCCTACTTGTCTTATAGAAAACGTAAATGGTGGACCAACAAACTGCATAACATAGGCAGAGGTATCAGTAAGTATTAAAATATAATCTTTAGCTTTAACTGCTCCTATAATTTTAACACCAGAATCTAATCTAAATGTACCCGCAGTATTAATGGAAGTTGGTGTATAGTCAGATATATCTTCTTGATCAGAAAATCTAATAAACATTTTATCTTGTGAGCCTGCACTACCAATTGTAGTTTCAGTTCCAAGTATAATTAAATGTCTATCTCTTTCAGACACAATAGACATGACTGATCGTGTCGGTGCTCCACTAACAACTGTTGCTCTTATTTGTAAAGCATTTGCTGCTGCTTCGATTGGATCCCATTCAAATGTTTTACCATTTTTAACAGTTGCAATTAATTTTTGTCCAAAGTGATCTAATGACCATGATGCAGGATCAAGTAATACAGATGTGCTTGTAGATGCTTCTCCCCATGCAGTATAAAATTCCACTGATGCTCCATCAGCATGAGCCGAACGTGTTCCTGCTACATCTCTTGTAATCCCTGTTAAGTCATTAACTGATACTCCGGTATAAGAAATAAATTCTGCTCCAACTTTAATGGTACCAGAAGTTGGAAATCCAGTTGTTGATGCTAAAGTTATTGATGAACCAACACCACCTGTTCCGTTGGTATCGTCTAGTAATGCTCCGTCTAAAGTAGAAATAACTCCAGAGGCACCACCAAATGTTGAAGTACCCCAACCGTAACCATAACTTTGTGTAAGTGGTCCTGGTTTAATATATGGATTAACGGTTGCATCACCTCCTGCAGAAACGGTTGCCGTTGCAGCAGTTGCCATCGTAATTGTAAACGTATCGTTTGTTGGAACAGTCACCACTTCAAAAGTATTTGTTTCAAAGTCTGCTGCTACATATCCTGCACCAGGTGTTGTAACTGATGTAAATGTAAATAAATCTCCTGCGACTAATCCATGAGCTACTTTGTTTACAGTAACTGTAGCCGATGTATCGGTAGTATCGAAAGTGATTCCTGTAATAGCAGTATCTAAAGGTGTAATATCATAAAATTTTCCTTCATAATAAATTGCTAATATTTTATTTGTTCCAAGAGCAGCGTATCTTCTACCGTCTAAATCTGCCCAAACAAGCTGTTCTCTTACAGCACCAACTAATGTATCTCCATTAATTTGTTGCCAACCCCCTATTTTTTCTGGAAGTCCATATCTAAATCTAACAAAATCACCATCAGTCCATTGACCCTCGGCTCCTGTTTGTGTGACTTGTTTATTAAATCCAGGTTGTATTTGTACATTTGTTAAAGGCATATCGAATTATACCACTTTAAAACAAGAATGTAAATTTGCCCTATTTTAAAAGCTTATCAATATCGCTTTGATCAGAGACTTTACTTTTAATATCCTCAGGAAGTTTTTCATGTAAATTAATGAAAAACTTTATAACTAAAGTTATAGCTGCTTTTGTTAATTTTGTATCAAAGCTTAAAGTGTTTTTATTTCTTAAAATTGAAAAAATATCCTTCCATGAAAAATATACTTTTATTGATCCATCTTTTTTTTGCTCTAATTTCATTTTTTTTGTCCTAACATCATTCTTTCATCTAAAACAAAATTAGCATAGGGTCCATTCTTATTTACATAATGTAAGAAAAGTTGAGCTTGATAATCGCCTAAAAATTCTTCACGCCAGTGTTCTACCTCACATCCCTTATAAAATATTGCATCTCCAGGATTAATATTAATTTTGTTACCATCAGCAATAAATGGCCATTCGTGTGTCTGATCACCTCCTATAAAAACACTTAGACTATATTCACAACTAGGTCTGTCAGAATGTTTTTTAAGGCAAGAATATTTTGTATACATCCTCCAAAAACTATAGGTAGGTAACAATTCAACACCTAATTTTTTTTCTATCTCAATTCCTTTTTGTATTAACAAAGCTTCCATAATAGGATCTGCGTAAAAACAGCTATCCCCTTCAGTTACATCCGTAGAAGTACTAAATTGATCTTTGTTATTCCGGTGTGTAATTTTACAATGATTCAATAATAGGGTTCTTATTTCATCGTTTAAAAAATTTTTAAAAATTAAATATTTTTTATTTTTTAAATCCATCCTACAACTGCCTTTCTTACACCTTTAGTTACTTTATTAATTCTATGATGATAAATAAAATTACTTGGAAATATCAATAAACTATTTTTTTCTAAAGTAACAGGATACTCTTTACCTTCAAACAAAAAAATAAAATCACCACCTTCATAATCATCATTTAACAATAAAGAAAAACTTAATTCTCTTGGTGTATTTTTTGCATAATCTGAGTGTATATCGTAAAAATTATTCTGATAATATTTTAAAAGATGTATTTCAAATTGGTCAGTAAATGAATGATTAATATTTCTTTGTCTAAAAAATTCTATTGTGTTATTAGCAAATATTTTTCTTAAATAATTATACCAATAAACATCGGTCATACAATCACTATTAGGTCGAAACCAATGCATTGCTACTTTCCGAATATTGGTATCTACTTTTCCTTTTTTACCAATACCAATTTTACCTTGTTCTTCAATCATGTCGTTATCAAAGTATTTTAATAATCTATTAAAATTTTGTTGAGGTAATGTGTTTTTAATAATACTTATATATTTTAATTCTTCTAAAGCCATTTAGTTTTAAATTTATTAAATATTTTTTGTCTATATGTATGTAAAAAAGTAAGGTGCCAATGTAAAAAATTTTTATTTGCTTTTTGTGTGTCTTTGGTTTCAATTTTCATTTTCCAATCTTCTCTCTTAAAAGGAATTACCTGTACATAAGGAAGACCTTTTTTAAATACAGCATTAATATTTTTATATTTTTCTGCATTTAATAAGATTGGAAAATTAATTTCTAATTTAAAAGTATCTGTGTGAACAATACCAGGTATAATTTCAAAAAAATCTTGTGTTGGATTATTAAGTGGGGGAATAAATAAACAAGAATATCCTGGTGGAGTTTTTATAATCCAAGGGTTTCCAATTTTTTGAAATGCTCTTCCCTTTCCATTTTTATTTTCAAAAGGAGATCCTTGTAATTGTGCTGCAGGATGGAGTCCAACAGATCCAATATTTAAACCCATTTTGTCAAAAACACCTTTGGACACTTCATCTATTGATGTATGAAAATAACCTTTGTCTTCATAATGTTCAATCTTTATATCAACAGGTAGTTTTAATAAATAACCCGTTGTTAATGTTTCTAAAAAAGGTATGCAACCTTTAATAGTTTTATTTTCTACAGAATGATTTAATTTTTTAAACCAATCTGGTAGATTTGTTTTTATCGGTTTTGGATAATCCTCTTTTGCATCTAAATAATCTTTAGGTGCAATAAATTTTATTATGTTCATGAAAACACAATATAGAAAAATTTTAAGAGTGCAATAGAATCACCAATATTTAGCTTCCCAACTTAATCCTTTTGCAACACAAAGATCTCTAAAATGACCTGTTAAAGGGAAAGTTTCACTAGACCAGTCTATTGCTTTAATTGCATCATAAATTGCTTTTTGTGCTTGATTAAATGGAGTATTCCCCAAATCAGTTGGATCTGAACTAAAATTATCAGATATATATTGATTCATTTCCTCTAAAGAATTCCAAGTCTCTGGCTCAATATCCATCCACTCTAGTTCATTAGAATTGTTAAATTTAACTTTTTTTCTTAACATCTTTAAATCTTCATATTGTTCAGAAGTAATAGTAAATTCTTTATAACAATTGTTATGATTAGGATTAGCTGCTTTTTCAGCATCATCCCTCATTATACCGTTGTGACCTGCCCAATCATCTACATGTTGATGAGCAATGTATAAATATGCCATATCTTAAGCCTCCCAAACCCATAAACTTCCAGGACCACCATTAGTTCCAGAAGTCATTCCAACCAAACCTCCGCCATGGCCTGTAGCCCAATAAGCACCGTTACCATCTCTTGAAGGTTGTTTAAAATGACTATTGGTTAAATCTATATTAGATCCAGGTGCAGTTCCTGCAGGTCCATTTATAGAACCACCATTAGCGGTAAAAGTAAAAAAATTAGTTGCCTGTCCGCTTTGGCCTGTACTTCCACCACTACCACATGAATAAGAAGTTGAAAATGGTGCTGTAAGGCCAGTTGCTGACCAAATTCCCCATCCCCCTCTTCCGCCACCTGTACGAGCAGGATTAGTTCCTCCACCACCGCCTTGCATGTAAGCTAAAATGCTAGTACTTCCTGGTTGTGCAGTAAACGTTCCTGATTGTCCACCAGATGCTGAAAAATAAGAAACAAATCCTCCGCCACCTGCAGCGCCATCAGAAGCAGCAGTAATTCTTCCTTGAGCATCAACCGTAATTGATGCTAAATCATATGAACCAGGAGTTACAGCAGTGTTTGAAAGTTGATCTGGACCAACAGCATCATTTGCAATTTTAGCTTGAGTAACTTGTAATGCGCTAATCTTGTCTGAGGTAATTGCGTTGTCAGCAATTTTGGCCGTAGTTACATTTGCATTTGAAATTTTTGCAGTAGTCACTGCATTGTCAGAAAGTTTTGCAGTAGAAATTGCATCATCATCAATTTGTGCTGTAGCGATTGTACCACCTAAAGTGTTTAATGCAATCTCGTTTAAATTTGTTCCATCAGAATAAGCAGCAACGATTGCAGCTTCACCTGCAGTGAAACCAGTTCCACTTACTGTTTTAATTGTAAGATTAGTTACACCTGTTACAGCAGATAAATCAATGATATAAAATTTTTCTATTCCATCTGGAATAGTTACAGTTGATGCTGTAGTTAAAGTTCCAGTAAACTTAAGAACCATGTTTCTTGCATTTGAGATAGTTTTATCTGTCATTGCAAGAGCAACAGTTCCACCATCAGAAAGGGCTACTGATTCAAAACCTGCGATTGCTTGTTGAATTAAGTTTAAGTTATTATTTGTGTTATCACCCCATGTACCAGCGTTTTCGCCAGTGACCATTAGTTCGAGTTTTAGATCTGTTGAGTAACTAGATGCCATAAATTTTGTCTCCTAAATAATTATAATTTTACCTTAATCATGCAGCTAAATCAACCTCTGTCCAAACATTGTTTACACCAGGATTAACCTCTTGCCATGAAGTGATATTAATGCTACCCGCACTAGAAGTCAACTCTATGCCTGTAGGTGTTACAAGAGCATTACCTGTAACTGTTACCGAGCCGATATTAGCTGTTAATTGTATACCAGAAACACCTACTATTTGAGCAGGTATTTCTTCAGCTTCACCAATACTAGATGTAAGCTCCTGTCCTGTAGCAGGTTCGTTTGTAGATTGTTCTAAAGCAATAGTGCCAAGAGACATTGTAGCCTCTGTTCCAGTGACCGGTACATCTTGTCTTGTACCACCGACTACTTGGCCAATCGTACTTGTTAATTCTATTCCTGTGACATCTACCGTAGCTGTACCAGTGACATCTGCAATAGTTCCAATTTCAGCATCTAACTGATCTTCAGAAGCTAGTACAAATATATCTTGGTCAATCTGAATTGAGAATGAAGGACTTGCATAAGTTATTTGTAATGCATCTGGTGCAGTTACAGTTACTTCAACATCAGTAATTGCAAGTTCATCTCCTAAAGAAGCCGTTAATTCAATACCTGTTCCTTCTGCAGGTATTACAGAATAATTGACACCCCAACCTAAGTTTCCAAAAGTATCTCTACCCCATCCAGCACCAATTAAGTATGTTGGATCAACTGTTAATTGACCTGGAGTAGATGTTAATTGAGAGCCTGTTACAGGCACTCCTATATCAATTACCTCTTCACCAATTCCTAAAGTTAATTGTTCCCCTGTAACAGATACATCTACATCAATTCTTCTAGTTGCATCACCGATTGATGAAGTTAAAGAAACACCAGTTACATCCACATTTGCATCACCTACAAATGTAAGAGTTCCTATTGAGAATGTAGCTTGAATTCCTGTTGGGTTTGCAAAGGCTCCTGATAAGTCGCCCCAAGTATTTTCACCCCAAGTGTCTCCACCCCAACCAACTTGAAGTTCGGCATCAGCAGTGACAGATCCTATAGAAAAAGAGGCAGAAAGATTTGTGCTACTTAGGGATAAAGTTTGATCACCGAGTATACCCCAGTTCTCGAAACCCCATGTTTGTTGTCCCCAAGTAGCCATATCATTTTAGTTCCTTAATTATGCAATTCTTAAAATCGCAGCAGAAGTTGTGAATGCAGGGAACTGGATTGTAAATGTTCCAGAAGTTGCAGTCTTGTCTCCACCGAAATCTAACACAGCAACTGCTTCAGTAGTACCTGTACCACCATCAGTTGTTGTATTGTAAATCAAAGCACCTCTTGCT